ATAAGATTGGTCAGGAGATGGTGTGTGATATTTCACACTATTTCCAATATCATTGGTATCGTCCGGTTTTGACGAACAAAGATACATTAGAATATGTAACTTCAGGATTGATTAAATCATTTCCTTCGGTTAAACCGACTAAACAATGTCTGCTATTATTGGTGGATATTTACCATGTGCACCCAAAAGAATTATTAAATGTTCCATGCAAAGCATTTGCGATGGTGAACCAACATTTTGGTGTTAAATCAGTTGCTGGAATTAATTTCGATTCTGCTCCATACTTCGTGAAAAACGGAGATTTATATCAAAAACCCGGTCCGATTTCTGAGGATTGGGTTAAACATGATAAGGGTATATCAGATTATTACGAACAGTTTGATTCTTATGTTTCAGGTGGTCAACAGATTACTTGGATCATCAAAGATTCAATACTTGACTACGTTACTAAGTTTGGTACTGTTACCAACAATGTTACTCCTATTAAGGAGAACAACCCTTTAAAAGCAGAATTTGAGAATTTCACATTCAAATATAATTACCCATATCCATTCTTTCGGAATACTTTTAATTATTATTTCCCTATGAAAGAGGTTGTTAAACCAATTGCAATGAAGTGTGCAGAGAAGATAGCAGCTTCTACTGTTTTTAGCACTAAACAAGGGTTTACACTGACTGGTCTCACTAAGAAAGTCAGTGATTATTTGGAGGATAAAAAATTTGATTTGCTTTTTCAGTATTGGGGCGTTAGACGTTCTGATATTGTATTAGCTACAGTGGAATATATTATGTTTCAAAATGTTTCACAAGAAACAGAGATATTGATTAATAATGCGGATTTACATGGTAAGGACATTTCGTTAATCCGTAAATATAAAGCAAATTTGACAGCTGAAGTTCAATACCCCATTCCTTGGTGTAATATAATATCCGGGGTTTTTGGTTTTTTTTTATGTGCGTTTATTATGTTTATCATATTTTCTACACTTAAGACTCAAGCCATTATAGCTTCAATAACTTTGCCTTTTGTTTTTATTTTCTTGTGCATAGCAGCAGCGCGCGTCGCCGCTTTTCTTATCCGCGTTCAGCATAGGGACGTGGATCCTCAACATTCTATTGATCGTTTCCGTGAATTTTATGATTTGTATAAAGATTTACAAGGGGAAACATACGATGGCCCTACTATTGATTGTGGGGTACAGACTTTGCCGAATTATGTCCATCCGACAGATGATAAGGCGGAATCTGATGAATCAGGTATACATGTATTGGCAGCTACTCAATGTTTAGGGCATCAACCTAAAGGTACTGTTAATTTTGAGAGGGCATATGAACTTAGGAATCGTGCCTCAGTATTGCCTGAACTCACTAATTGTGAGTTATTGTGTGTTAAGAATGAGAAAACAAATTGTCCCTTATATAAAAGATGGGATGATGTGTTTTATGTAATGGAATCTTTATATGGGGACAATCAGTTTAAACCTTCTGATTGGGATACCCAGGAAACGAGAACCACTTGGGCTAATAACTTTCCGAGTGCTATGAAAAAGGTTAGGGCGAAGAAGGCTCTTGAACGAATCAGGGATAATGAAATGCAAATTTCATCTGATTGTTTTCTGAAAAGTGATGAAACACTTTTTCCTAAAATAATCAATGGAAGAAGAGATATCAAACCACGTGTTATACAAGCTGTGTCACCAGATGTACAAGCAGCTTGTGGTAAAAATATAACAAATTTGATTGCTCATATGAAGAAAAATATTTTTAATCACTACAACTTCGAAGAACTTAATGGTACTAGATTTACGATATCAATTGGTTCAGGTAAAACATCTGATCAATTGGATATTTGGTTCAATGAATGTTTGCATAATCTCACAATGACAAATTGTGAAAGGGATATATATAGGATTATGCATGTGATGGTTGCTGGTGATGATTTTATAGCATTAGTTAAAGATAAAGATGGTATTTATGCTATTGAAAATGATTTTTCTAAATTTGATCGAACACAAGGTAAACATGCCTTGGGTTTTGAATATAAATTTTGTTCACTGATTGAAACTGGTTCAACTAAGCTGTCTCCCACTTTTGAATTGCTTCTAAGAACATCTAGAGTTACCCCGGTTTTTAGGGACCGTACTGGTATTACTAAAAAGATGAAAGCTAAGATTCAACGGTTTTCCGGAGCCCCGGATACGACTTTAGGCAATTGTATCACAAACATAGGGTCTTTTATATATGTTTTGATGAATACTTATGAAAATGAAGAACTACAATTTTCGGCAATTGCTGAACTTGGGTTTGAATCGAAGCTTAAAGTCTCAAAAATTGATGATGGTCCGACTTTTTTAAAAGGTTGGTGGGTACCAAATGTTTCAGGGGGTGACCATGAACATAATTGGATGCCACTGCCAAGCCAAGTTATCAAGCTTGGTAAAGTTGGAACTGATCCTGTACGTATATTTAAAGATATGGACCCGACCGAAGCGCATCGTCGGGTAGCAGCAGCAATGGCTATGGGATACCCTATAGTTCCATTTGATTACCCCATTTTTGGGGTTTTTCTTAAGAAGATGAGATCATTAACAAATGGTTTTGTCCGGCCATACCGTTCGTCAGAATATGGAGTGGTGATGAGTCCAAATATGCGACAAATTAGTAGAGACATAGCGATTGAAATGGTTCAAGGTCGTTATGGATTGAATGAAGAAGATGTTGTAGAATTGGAAAAAGTAATAATGGAAGCGCCTTTTCCATGTATTATGTCACATCCATTATTTGAAAAATTGGTAGCTGCTGATTATGGATAATCATTTTTGATTTGGCCCTCCCTATGCATAGTTGGTAGGTTTGGGGGGATGGGGTGGGACCCAGAGAATAATCCCTTCGGGTATAAACGATGCGTCAGAATTTTAACGATTTTAGATATTTACTATGGATAATAAACAAAGACCGAGAACAATGAATCAATCACGATTCAAAGGGAAAAATAAATCTAAACAACAAGGAAAGGAACGACAACGAAAACGTGAGTTAGCCCCGGTAGCAGCTGGGGTAATAACCGTTGCGCAAAAACCTAAATTCACTAATAGAGGACAAAATGTGCGTGTTGCACACCGTGAATATATAACTGATGTGTCAGGGGTGACTACGGCATTTTTGTCAGAGTTATCACTGCGGATTAATCCAGGGAATGCATCGTGTTTCCCTTGGTTATCAGCCATAGCGAGAAGATTTGAATCTTATTGCTTTCGTAAATTGCAGTTCTGTTATGAGACAGAGACTGCTACGTCAACTACTGGTTATGTTTTGTTAACCATCGATTATGATCCGCGCGATCCAGCGCCATTGTCGAAGATAGTTGCGTTTAATTATGAAGGTGCTATTAAAGGTGCACCATGGCAATCTTTTAAACACATTAGTTCTGCACAGAATTTAAGTAAACGTAAGACTTATTTTGTTGCAGATACGGGACAACCGGATGCTGATCTTTATGATGTCGGCAATCTGTATGTCGCTTTAGGTGGCCAAGCTGGAACAGCAAAGGTCGGTGAAATATGGGTTGAATATGAAGTTGATCTTATGACACCTCAGCTAGAAAACAATTCAGTTTTCCAGGTGAATTCACAAATAATTAATGGTGTGTCGGCTATGACACCAGCTTTACCTTTTGGAACTGCACCCACTTTTGTAACAACGGGGAGTTCATTGGTTACATATAATTCTGGAAACGGAAATTTTGTGAATGTGTTAACATTTCCTATACAACTTTTTGTTATGATTGAGATTGTAGGCACTGTTATAACAGGATTCACTCTCACTACAACTGGGACTGAATTTACAGCAGTATCTTTTATAGTTAATGCAGGGGGGACAATTGCGACCCAGGCATGGCTTATTGAGCTGGCTGAAGACCAAATCTTTGATTTTTCCGTCACAGCAACAGCTGTGACTGCGGCCCAAATGTACTTAGTACCTTTTGGAGTCTATGAATAATTAAAAATGCTGATTACCTAGGCATGACCTGGGGGTGGAATAACAGGAC